CAAGAGAATCAAAAGTTTTATAAAATGGAGAATTTGACATGAAACGTTCTGGTAAACGCTAGTGTCAACTCAGATCCCGTATTGGTCTGGGTTGGCACGTTAAACAAAGTTTAATACACCAACCCTAACTGGCGTAATGGTAACGTACTCGGCTCTTACCCGATGAGTTGAAGGTTCAAATCCTTCGTTAGGGACCAATATGGGATCGTAGTGAAATGGTTATCACAGCAGACTTTTAATCTGCCAGTTCCGGGTTCGAGTCCCGGCGGTCCTACCATATAAAAACATTTTTGACGGGTATCATCGGCCAAAAATTTCCGGTGCTCTGTTCGGTGGCCCTGGCAGGCTGCGAAAAGTTAATGTGCCAGCATTAAGCGAATGTATTGAGAATGTTTTTATATGGTATTTTGCTTAATCGGTTGCCTTTTCTGCGTAGCGGGAAAGAAGGCCCGGGACCCGGGCGGCAGCAACTCTGGATTATCGTAACCAGACTTATTATATACCCGGTTAGCTCAAAAGTAGAGCATTCGACTGATAATCGAAAGACAGAGGAGCGTTACCTCTACTGGGTACCAGTTTTAGGATCGGTTCAGCAACCAAAATACATTAGACTTCTAATCTAAACCGTAAAAAACGATCCTGTTATTTAATAGAAGCGTAGCATAGCGGCTAATGCGCCACCTTCATACGGTGTTTATCGTGGGTTCGAGTCCCACCGCTTCTACCAAATTTATTGGGGCATTATGTAATGGTAGCATATCAGACTTTGACTCTGAGAGCGTAGGTTCGATCCCTACTGCCCCTGCCAGTTAGCGGGATAGACGATAGCTTTGAGTCCCACCCAACCTAGCATAAAGGCTCACTTATGCGACTACAACAGAGTGGTTGAAGTGTGGTCTTAGACTTGGCTATTCGAGACAATCCAGCGAGTCCTCCCAGGAGGATAGTTGGGCTCCCCATTTTTATCGGTCCTTAGTGAAATGGATATCATCTCTGTCTTCGAAACAGAAGTCGTGGGTTCGACTCCTGCAGGACCGGCCAATGCCCTTATGGACAAATTGGTAAAGTCAGCTCTCTCAAAAGGAGCAGTTTTCTCCGTTCGAATCGGAGTAAGGGCACCAATTTTATCGCTATAGTATAATGGATAATACACTACGCTACGAACGTAGGAATAGAGGTTCGATTCCTTTTGGCGGTACCAAATTTTAGGATGCAAACAGCAATTTAAAAAACTCAAACTTGTAATTTGACTAAAAATGCATCCTGTTTTATAATAAGAAGTTGTACCAGGGAAAAACTATATGATACCTCTTATAGCCAAAAAAGAAATAGCACAAGAAAGATATAACATCTGCAAAGCCTGTGAAAGTTTTACTGCGGCAAAATTATGCAAAGAGTGTAATTGCTTTATGCCAGTTAAAGTTAAAATAGCTCATGCATGGTGTCCTAAAACTAAATGGCTTAGTAAAATGGATCCACGTGAACATCAAGCTGATGCTTATAAAGATTTAGAATAAAACTATACAAGACTTTTTAGGTGTGACTATGTTGTAACGGTAGCAACCTAGACTGTGACTCTGGTAGTACGGGTTCGAATCCCGTTAGTCACCCCTAAGTAGTTTTGTATCGGAGAATTAAAAATGCAAACAAGTCCTAAAACATTTAAAAACTCTTTCAATGGTGAACAATGGATCTGTGACGATACTAAGAAAATCAAATTGATCGATGGTGTTAGTTATCTAACAGTACATAGGCCAGGAAGTTATCGAATGGTTTTAATGCGTAAAGACAGTCTAGTTCCATTAAAAACTAAACAGTGAGCTCTTATAGTTAAATGGCATAACGCATCCTTGGTAAGGATGTATTTCAAGTTCGATTCTTGGTAAGAGCACCACACTCGCCGTAGTTCAATGGATAGAACGGGGTCCTCCTAAGACTCAGATCCAGGTTCGATTCCTGGTGGCGGGACCAAGTATTAGTTAAGAAATTTTTTCATGGCCCAATATTCTGAGCCTAGCGGTGTCCATCGATCGGTCCAGCTAACTTTGCTGTCGTATCTGAATTGATCATCTGTGACCCTAATAAGTGGATCTTCAAGAGAAATTAAGTTGGGGTGACTAAACATTAAGAAATTAATGTATTTCTTTTTCATCAATGATAGTAGGCCGATGTTGCTGTGATGAACGCATATATCCCACGCTTGTCCTCCCATCAACCAATGTCCTGCCACAGACGGGGAACCGAAATATAATTCTAGATCTTCCCAGTTTCTGCAGATTATATGTGTGCCGGGTAATGTTTTTAAATTGTCTGCTAGGTTTTCTGTGGACGATACTATATATTGATAGTCTATATTTTCCAGAATAAATCGTTCTAACCGAGAATAAAACTGAGAATATTCGGGGAACTGATCCAACCATTGTTTACCCCAACAATCTATTAGAATAATACCCGCTACTTGAAATTTTTTTATAGACATTAAATTAAAAAAGTTATATAATACTACTTAGCTGGCGTTCGTTCAATGGATAGGACATGATTCTTCTAAAGTCATTATAGAGGTTCGATTCCTCTACGCCGGACCAGATTTTTAGGATACATACAGCAAAACTATCATAAACGATAGGTAGTTGGTTCGATTCCAACAGTTGGCTTCATGCCAATTTAGCTCATTAGGTAGAGCATTCGTCAAACGAAGGTATCCTGTTATTTTTGACCTTTAGGTTCTTTTCAGCAATTTAAATAATCTTTCTGCGAAAAAGAGGGTCTGGGTTCGAATCCCAGCACTAGGTTGGTCTCTAGTGTGGTGTAATGGTAGCACGAAAACAAGAACCTGTTATTGTCCGGTTAGTTCAGCGGTATGAACGCTACTTTGACACGGTAGAGGTCACTGGTTCGATCCCAGTACCGGACACCATATATTTTTATATTCGAATTATAAATATAGTATATCAAGGAATATTATACCATGACAACAATAAGCCGTCACCCATCAATTATAGACCCAACTACTCTAACAAAAAGAAGTGAAACTCATCGATTAATTGAAGTATACGAACAGTGCTTGGACAATCAAAATTTTAGAAACGAAATCGTCAGTCTTCTTAATCAGATGATAGATCAAGGAAAAACAGACGGTGGGCACTGGGAAACAAGTGGCCCGGAACCTGATCAAATCGTAATACATCGACTATGGATTGATCAATCTGCAGCAGAAGAATGGATTGCAATTACGCTACCAGTGACTACAAATTATCAACTACCTATTATTTCATATGAAATTGTGGATAACTAATAAAAATTAACTTCAATTTTTGATTGAATAACTTTAAAAATCAATTGACTAATTTTTGAATTTCAACTATAATCATCATATAATAAATTTTTAGGCTAGGTACAGCAAGTAACCATTACATGGACAGGTAGATAGAGATAACTTCAAGTTTACCAAAGTGAGTTTCGATAAGTCTCACTTTAAACAAAAAGTAGAAAACTAGCCTGCTATTATATTATTAGGATGTGTTCAGCACTTTAAAATAAACTCTGACTTATTGCTATAGAAGGTGGTCGTAGGACACAGTAGAAATACTGTTCTAGAAATAGACATTGATGGAATAGACGACAGAATGGAAAGACATTCTATGTTGTTAGTAGCAGACACAATTACTAACTAGACAACATGAATTGTTGGTAGGGTCTGAGTAGCATAATCGGTCAGACCAGAAAATAAAAAAACTGCTACGAACATCCTGTTTATCCAAAATCAATTTACATTAAATTAAAAATCGTATACAATACATTTTTAGGATGCATTCAGCAACTTTTAAATTTCAACTCATAAATGAAACTAAAGCGCATCCTGTTGCATAAAATCAAAGAAAGGAGAGTACTATGCAATTCGCAGAAGCAATCAAGAATCAAAAAACTCGTACCACAAATGGTATGAAGGCTCGCAAGTCCAGTGCTAACGCCTGTGTTGACCTATTCTATAACATCGGTGCAAGCCGTGGTAAGAATATTGTTCCGGCTTTTACAGCGGCTTACGTAGAAAACTCCGATCTAGCATTGCGTATCGTCCAATGGGCACGTGATGCACGTGGTGGTTCGGGTGAACGCGAACTGTTCCGTGATGTCTTGCGACATCTGGAATTGACCAACCCAGAAGACGCTAGCCGTCTATTGGCTAAGGTTCCTGAACTGGGTCGTTACGACGACTTACTGGTGTTTAACACTAAGCCTCTTAAGGCACAGGCATACACTATGTTGGGCGATGCATTGCGTAACCGTAATGGATTGGCTGCAAAGTGGACTCCACGTAAGGGCGATGTTGCACGTGAAATCCGTGAATTCTTTGGTATGACTCCAAAGCAATATCGTAAAAGCCTTGTTGCGTTGACCAATGTTGTTGAGACACAAATGTGTGCCAATGACTGGGACAACATCAACTACAGTCATGTTCCTTCAGTGGCACATGCACGTTACAAGAAGGCTTTTGGTCGTCATGGTACAACCTACGCTGAGTACGTAACCAAGTTGATTAAGGGTGAAGCTGGTGTTAAGATTAATGCTGGTGCAGTATTCCCTTACGATGTGTTGAAGGGTGCTATCAATAGCTACAGTCGCAAGTCTATGACTAAGACTGAGTTGGATGCATTACAAGCCCAATGGGACGCACTGCCAAACTTCATCGGTGATGCTAACGTGTTGCCAATGGTTGACAGTTCAGGTTCTATGACTTGTGCCGCAGGTGGTCATTCTTCAAAGAGTGGTTTGACTTGTTTGGAAGTTGCAATCTCATTGGGATTGTATTTTGCAGACAAGAACACTGGTAAGTTCAAGGATACTTTCTTGACCTTCAGTCGCACTCCTAAGTTGGTTAACCTTAAGGGTAACATCAATCAAAAGATTGACCAAATGAACACTGGTGAAGTCGCTAACACCGACTTGAACAAGGCGTTTGATTTGATCCTTAAGACAGCAGTTGATAACAAAGTGCCTCAAGCAGAAATGCCAGGTACATTGGTAATCTTCTCTGACATGCAGTTTGACCAAGGTGTTGATCATGATGACAGTGCAATCGAAATGATTGCACGTAAGTATCAAGCAGCAGGCTACGAACTTCCAAAGGTCGTATTCTGGAACTTGAATGCCGCATACGGTAACACTCCTGTCAAATTTGACAAGAGCGGAACTGCTCTAGTTTCTGGCTTCAGCCCTGCTGTAGCAAAAGGAATCCTGAGCGGCAACATGGATGACTTCTCCCCAGAAGCAATCATGTTGAAAACCGTAATGGTGGATCGATATGCGATTTAATCGCTGACCCACACAGCCCGCTTCGGCGGGCTTTTTTATTCAGCGTCCGCCGGAGCGAAACGTGGGATGGGCTGCTGTCCGCGGGGTTTTGATAGTTCTTCCTGACACACAAAAGAACTATCTTTTTGTTGTTTTTATACAACACTATTTGAATTGACTTTTTACAGTTTGGTGTTATACTAAAGACTCAGTAAAAAGGAGTTTAAGATGCCCAGGATCCCGAATCCCGTTGTTGCTTTCAAAGTTGAACTGACCGAATATGAACGTGGTTGGGGACAGAAGCACTGGGACACTTGGTACTTCGATAATGAGTCAGAAGCTCGCCAAGCAGCCATTGACTATAACACTAAGCATAACAATTTGAAAGAAGCCCCAGATTGGTATGTTCGTGCAGATTATGTGGGGCCTGTAAGATAAGGAATATCTATGCCTTGGATTCAAAACGTTGCGTTGAGCGACATTAAAAAAGGATTACATATTAATCCCGGCGAAAACGCCATGTTGATTCAAATTGTAGATCCACCTGGAGACTTTCCTACGCCTAAGTATAAGTTCAAAGAAGTACATCAATTCCAATTTTTGGATATCGAGGAAAAAGATTTTGCACTAGACGAAGCAATGCGATGCAGTCAGGATCAAGCTAACGAATTGGTTAGACTGTTGCAACACGCTAAAGACAATTGCATGAACGTGATTGTTCATTGTCATGCAGGTGTATGTCGTAGTGGTGCAGTCTGCGAAGTCGGTGTAATGATGGGCTTCGACGATACCGAAGTGTTTCGCAGTCCCAACCTGTTAGTTAAGCATCGCATGATGAAGGCATTGGGATGGGCCTATGATGAAAATGAACCACATACTATAAATGGAGTAGTAACTAACTGGGGCTTTGTTTTACCCAAAGATCGTAAAGGAGATATCTAATGTATTTGCACAAAGAAGATTTAGAAAAAATGTTAGAAATTCTTAAAAACTTTCCTGAAGTCGAAACAGTGGAAGTTAAACAGGATACTAGTTCGGGTATCGGGGCTCATACCACGATAGTATTTAGAACCACTGTCAACAATGTTGACGGTGAGTTTGAGGTAACTGTGTCAAGTGTGGAGAATTGGTAATGGCAAAATGCTATCAGTTAATTGGTGTTCCGGCCAGCGGAAAAACCACTTGGATAAATCAGCAAAGTTGGGCGGTTCCTTGTGCTTATATTAGCACCGATAAGTGGGTGGAAATTTATGCCAAGGAAGTAGGTCTTACCTATTCTGAAGTATTTGAGTCATTTATGCCAATGGCAGTTGATTTAATGGCCAAAGAAGTAGCAGCAGCTCGGGACATGGGTCGAGATATTATTTGGGATCAGACCAGCACTACAATTAAGAGCCGTGCTCGTAAGTTTAATATGTTGCCAGACTATGAGCATATTGCTGTGGTCTTTAAAACACCCAATGAAATTGAACTTGCTCGTCGTTTAGCTAGTCGTCCTGGAAAAAATATCCCAGATCATGTTATACGTGATATGATCGATAATTACGAAGCGCCCACCAGGGAAGAAGGATTTACGGAGATTCGTTATGCCTAAGGAAGTGCCTGAACATCGAGACAAGCTAGGACGTTTGCTTAATGTAGGAGATTGTGTTGCATACCCATCTAGTAATTCATTGGTTGTTGGTATAGTTAAAAAACTTAATCCAAAAATGGTTGGGGTTTCCCAATTAGGTAAAAATAGATGGGGAGACAGTAATAAATATTCTAACGATTTAGTAATATTAGATGGTCCAGACGTGACCATGTATTTGATTAAAAACTCAGGTTGATTAAAATTCACCAAAATGTTATAATATTCTTTTAAACACTTAAATGAAAGGAGCGATATATGCCTAGTGTATTTTTAGTCAGCGACACGCACTTCGGACACATGGGTGTATGTCGCTTCACACGCAATGATGGTGTGACTAAGTTGCGTCCTTGGGACAGTCCCGAGGAAATGGATGAAGCTATGGTCAAAGCTTGGAACGAGCGTGTCAAGCCTACGGACAAAGTTTATCATTTAGGAGATGTTGTTATTAACCGCAAGGCATTAAAGGTCTTACATCGCTTAAACGGTGACAAAGTCTTAATCCGCGGCAATCACGATATCTTCCGCGATGACGAGTACCGGACTCATTTTAGAGAATTACGAGCATACCACGTTATGAACGGAATGATCTTAAGCCATATTCCTGTACACAGTGATAGTTTAGGACGTTTTGGTGTCAACATTCACGGACACTTACACGCCAATCGTGTAAAGAAGGCCCGCGGCGTAGATGCCAAGACCGGCGAAGTCTTATACAGTGATGAAATCGATCCCAGATACCATTGTGTATGTGTTGAGCAAACACCAGACTTTGCACCTATCTTATTTGAAGATGTGTTAAAGCGCATCGAAGCAGAAGGCGGCGAAATTGGATTCCGAAATGGAAACGGTCCTACAATGTAAGGAGTTATCATGCGTACACCCTGCACTAGTTGTGATACGGACAAAGAAACTTACAACGGTCAATGGTGGTTCCTTCGGGGGTACTTTGGTATAAGCGGACAGTTTTGTTCAGACTGTTATGACAAAATCAGTCACGATAGTTATCGGCAACCCAGGAACCCTGAAGAATACACAATGATGTTGTTAAAACTAAGCAATCCTTAAAATAGACCCTTCGGGGTCTATTTTTTTGACTAAAAGTTCTAATAGATAATTACTGTATAACTATCGAGGTATTATGAGTCTCAAACAAGAAATTTTAAGATATAGTCGGCAAGAAACAATAGCACCACTTAGCAACTGGTTTGAATCTAAATTAGAAGAACTAATTGATGATAATGTTTATACAGATGTTAATACATTAGAAGACACTGGTAAAAAATTAGTCAGTGGATTAATATCGTATGCTAAAAAGTATAATATACATTCAGTTGCGTTGGGTATGAGCGGTGGAGTTGACAGTGCATTGACTGCTGCTTTGTTCAAAGCAGCTGGATGGAGTGTAACCGGGGTAACTATGCCCATACACCAGAAAAAAGAAGAAACTGACAGGGGAATTGAAGCCTGTAAAGTTCTAAGGTTAGATCATATGCACATAGACTTAACTGGCCAATTTGAAGATCTTTTGGCCAGTGTGCGTGACTATGACAATAAAATAGACAATCCAGAAAATTCTATTCGTCGAGGAAATCTGCGAGTTCGTAGTCGAATGATCACACTGTACAATATTGCCAGTATGAATCGTGGGCTAGTTGGAAGCACAGATAATTTCAGTGAACTAGCCGCAGGATTTTGGACACTGCACGGGGATGTGGGAGACTTGGCGCCAATTCAAAGTTTAAACAAGAGTTGGGAAGTGCCTAAGTTAGCCGAGCTTTATGGTGTACCGGAGTCTACTGTATTCGCGACTCCCACTGATGGCTTAGGTATCAGTGCCGGTGACGAAGATCAATTCGGCTTTAGTTATTTAGAATTTGATATTGTATTAATGATGTTATGTAGCTGTGCTACTAAATTGGATAATAGAAATTTAATTATTGAATATCTTAATGTCCCAGACAGCGAATTAGAAAAAGTTAATCGAATACTGGACAGAATTAAAGGCAGTGCATTTAAACGACAAAATCCTTATAACTTAGATCACCCACATCAAAATTTTAGATACAGCGGGTTAAAATCAATTGACAGTTCTTTGTGGAACGTTTAAAATAATAAGGCTATTTTATACTACTATTATAAATATGGTTATAACTGGCCTTCAAAATGATTTACACCATAAAAGATTTATCTGATCCTCTAGCGTCTTATCTTAAAGACGACCCTGTCAGACCACACATACCGCACGAGCAGCGATTCGGCGCAAACCGTCAAGTTTTAGCACTAACAGAAGACAACACAGTTCATGCAGTTGTTTGCGCCAGACTGTGCAGTATAATCCCCAAAGACGAACAAGAGTTACTGTCTGATAATTCTGATACCCCAGATACTGCGGTATTTTATACTATATGGAGTTATCACCCTGGAGCAGGTCAAAAATTAATAAGAGAAGGTCTCAAAGAATTACAAAAAACCATGCCCAATGTTAAAAGATTTGTAACACTAAGTCCTACTACAGACATGGCCCGAAAGTTTCATTTGAAAAACGGCGCTAATATATTCAGAGTTAATCATGAAAGTGTTAACTATGAATATATACAACTATAAACTTTAATTTCAATCAATGACGAATGTAAAAAACTATGTGGTGTGTGCTCACCGCAAAATCAAAAGTACTAAGTGGGTCTGGAAAGATACCAAGGACGAAGGCAATATCTATGAAACTTACAAACAGATGTGTTTGCATAGTTTAAGCAGTGCCCGACATTTTTTAGAAGGTGAATGGGAATATATTTTATTTGATGAAGACATCGATAGCATTAATGATGCTATGCCTTTGAACAATGACAGAGTGTATGATCTTTGGCATCAAGAACCCTGTAACATTTTGTGGGTTGGGCCCGACGTACAATTTGTAAAGCCAACAAAATTATTTGGTGAATTTAACGAATTTAGATTATTTAATTGGACAGACCCTAAGAGCTGGAACGAACCTAACCAATATAATAAATCATTTGACAACTTGTTTAATAATGATTTACAATATTATCCTCATACTATGAATACAGATTTATGGACAGTAGAACGAGAAATGCGAGCCGCATGGGATAACAGTGATGGCATGAGTAGCTACAATAATCAACAAATTATTCATAATACCATGTTTTGGAGTCAGTCATTGCCTTGGGAACAAGCACATAGACCTGATTTATTTTATCAAGCACAATGGTTACCATGGCAAACCATAGAAGTACAAGATGAGTGGAATCAATGCAAATATGAAGATGCACAGGTTATTCATTGGCACAGTAGCCGCCACAGTCCTACTAAATTAGAATGTATGAGACAAGTTAACGAAGCATTGGGTGTACCTCTCTTAACAGAACTAAAATGAGAATAGCAATTTTAGGGGCAAATGGTTACTTAGGTAACTATTTGTTTAAGTATCTTGTGCATAATCATTATGTAATCCCTGTTACAAGGGACACTGTAAACTTAAGCAACTATAACGATGTTGATAAGTGGTTAACAAAAGAATATCCTGATGTTATTATTAATGCTACCACTAGTGGCGGCGGCACAAAAATAAACGACATTAATTACACTGATGTACAAACTGACTTGGGAATCTTTTTTAATTTTTATAATAATCTAAAATG